AACATCTTGTAGACTCGCTTCTCCACAGGACTCCCTTGCAAATGCACCACGGTACAGGGGTTGCGTTGCCCTGCGCGGTGCACACGTGCGTTTGCTTGTAGGTACGTTTCAATAGATGTGATCGGCCCCCACCACACCACCACGTTTGCTGCATGCAGCGTGACTCCATGCGCTGCGGCTTGCGGCTGAATGACTAGCACTTGTGGGTTCTTATCGTTCTGAAACTTGGCAAATATTTCGGTACGGCGCGTTGCTGATACGCCCCCATGTATAACTTCACAGGGGATGCTATTGGCTTTGAGTTCTTCAAAGAGGATATCTATGACGTGTCGGAATGGAGCGAACACAATGACCTTGTGGCTTGCTTCCTCAATCACCTCAAGCAGTGCTGTCATGCGGCTCTTGGCGTCAAACGACACCACTTCCCCACTGTCCGAGTAGACCGCACCACATGAAAGCTGTAGCAGCTTGTTGAGGTTGGCTGCTGCATTAACAGTTGTTATCTCTTCGCCCCCTGCAACGGTCATCATGTTCTTGCGGATAGCCTCGTAGTACCGCATCTGCTGAGTTGTCAACGGAATCTCACGAGTCACGTAGGTCATGTCAGGTAGGTCAAGGCACTCTTCTTTGGTGAACCGAATGGCTGGCTGCAACACTTCATGCAACACGTTCTCCGACGTTGGCTTAGGTAGCCACTTGAACGCCGTAACCTTCTGCATCACCATGTCGCGGAACGCACCATAAAACTTCGGTACGCCAGATGGGTTGACCATCTTAGCTAGGCCGTATGCGTCTGTAGGTGACTGCGATGCTGGTGTGCCAGTTAGCATCCATACCCATGCGTCAAGACGTATCGCTGAGTTGAGCAGCTTCCATCGTTTTGTTGCCACGTTCTTGTATGCGTTGGCCTCGTCGATCACAATGAGATCAAAGTTCTTCACGCTATCTTTGATGATGTCCACACCGTCGTAGTTGCAGATCACAAAGTCCACGTCACTGTTCGCCGCGCTGATGCGCTTTTCCTTTGAATAGCTATGGGCTATGGCACACGTCCTGTGCATAGCAAATTTAAATAAGTCGGCCTCCCATGCCGATGACATGATTGACAGCGGGCATAGCACCAACACGCGCTTGATCGCGCCGATGTTCATCAGGTAGTCAGCCGCCCAAATGACGCTTGACGTTTTGCCTGTGCCCTGTTCATTGAAGCAGAACGCCCTGCGGTGCATGGTGAGGAACGACGATGTAACCTTCTGATGGTCAAACGGTTTGTACATCCCTGTCCACTCGTACTGCGACTCAATGGGCGAGGGCACGTTCTTGACCTGCATGTTCTTCAATACTTGGGCTTCCTCCAGCCCCCACTTCACCAGCACTTCATTTTTGCCTACAGCTTTGGACTTAGGGATGATGTTCGTAATGCGGCTTGGGTCACGTACTTTTAGCAGCAACGCTTTGTTGTCAATGATTTGCATTTTGTCGGTAGTATTTTGCGATTGAGCTTTGCACTGCACCATGCGCTGTTTTTTTAGGGATGCCTTCCATAACAGGGTAATTTTTTTTATTGACTACATCAGCCGAATGTAGTTCTTCTCTGTTCTCATGCCTCTGTCGGACAACTTTTCCCATCAGCAAGTACCTATCTTGTATTTTTAACAATGCTTCAAACTCTGCTCTTGTCATTTTCGCCCGGCTCCAAATAGGATATAGACCGAAAGTGGCATTTCCACAATCAGTCGGGGGTTGACTACTTGCGGTAGTCACTCGGCTAACTCACCACCCCAAACAACTATAAAGGAGAAAGCGAGGGGGCGTTAGCTGATGCAGTTATTACGAAGGCAACCACTGCCCCACTCATATCACTTGCACCTAACACATGAGCGGCATCAGTGCGTATCATTCTACGCACAGTGGGTTGGCTGTCAAGGTCGTTTGCGTTCTTTTTTGCTAATTTCGGATATCAAATTACCTTTGGAGTCCCTGCGGAAAGAACGGTTAGCAGACTTGGACTCGACGCGCACCCCGTCTTTGTTGCCACCACCTTTATCAAGGGCAACTACGTGGGCAACATCTTTACCGTCACCTTTCTTAACCTTGCCAGCTTTCGCCAACTTAGCACGGGCGGCGTTGCGTTGCATGCGGTTCTTAACCTGATCGTGGCTATCCTCGTAGCTGGCGGCTTGGTCGTATTTTCTGTCGGCTTTGTTTTTGTAGGGCATGATTATTCCTAACGATACGAAGTTTTACCATTATGCACGCAATCTTTTACCGGGCACCAACCTTTGCAGGTAAAGTTGGGCCGAGGGTTCCATACATCTAACTCAATGGATTTCTCCAGTCTATTGGTGTCCTCAATCCAACGTGTCCAGTACACCCCTTGTTGTTCCACGTGAAACTCTGCGGGCACAAAATCATTGGCGACCACGAACAGCAGCCCCGCCTTCACCCTTGTTACCTCGGGGAAATGCTTGAACACCGCAAGAGACAGAACCTCTAACTGCTTAGTGTCAGCGTACTTGCTTGACTTCCCTGTCTTGTAGTCCACAACCAAGGCGCGGTCACCTTTCAAGATAATCAAGTCAGCGATGCCCCGCCACCAAACATCTTTATCATAGAAGTCACATGGATTGAAATTCCTGTCTATTCCTAATTTGTACTCACAAAGATGTTTACCTTCGCGCTTACGGAGTAGCTCAAGAGGCTCACGCATAAAGGCAAACTGCTCAGGTATGGGGGTTCCGTCCCTTATAAACTCCTCGGCAACCTTGTGCGCCTCCAACCCATAGGTCATCTGAGTAGAGGGCGACTCCTTAATATCTTTCTTAACCCGCAATCGGTAGTACTTGTAAGGGCACTGCTTAAACAAATCAAGAGAAGAGTACGACCATGTGTATTTAATCAGTGGCTTTTCGTCCATACTTCCTCTTGGTTGTTATGTCGGCAATGCCACCTTCTTGGGTGGGGTTACGCGCTTCCAACCAAAGGTCAGCGACCTTATGTGCCTTATCTACAATTTCGGGCGCAGTCATCTCGCTGTTCCTCAGCAGCCCAGCCATTGCAAACATTGACGCCAAGTCGCGTAGGTTTTGTTCATGTTCGGTCATTGGTATCCTTTAACATTAATTTGCGCGTTATTGCCATCGCGTCTTTCCAGTTCTGTCGTAGCTGCTCCATAGCTTCTTGCTGCTCTTGCATACGAATGTACGCCTCGGCGCAGAAGTCCGCTAAGTTCTTATTGCTCCATGAAGCAAAGTTAGGCATGTCTTTAGGTTCCATTGTTTTCCTTCTTAGCTTTATCTATCTGCTCACGTAACCACTGTGGCCCAAGCCGCATCAGTGCAATGCGCTGGCTTTGTGTAACCTTTATGCAGTAGACCACTGACAGCGGCTCACCTATTCGTTTCTGTTTAGAAATGCGCTTGTCTCTCATGTCAGGTGTTACCACGGCGCGTCCTCGTGATTGTTGGGGTTGAAAGGTATTGGCTTGCTTGGCTGCGGCTTGGGCAGTTCAGTTGGGAAGGGCCAGTGATCCATTGTTCTTCTCCGGTTTTGCTAGTAGTGAGTTGTACTTATCCTCCAAATCAACGAGGCAGTCTTGCAACATGTCAAGCTGCAAAACAATATGCGCCTCCTCAAATGCTTTGGTGTACTTAACATGGCCCTCACCTTTATTGGTGTTCCAGTGCAGATCAATTAGTTTCATGTCTTCTCCTTTGGTTGTGTGGCGTTAAGCACAGCGTCAAGATGTTTTGGGTTGATGCTCTCGCCGTGTTCTTGTTTGTACTTATGGTTAAGCTGCCCAAACGAAATCAATCGGTTGAGTGCTTCTTCCACGGACATGCCAAGGCGCTCATGTAGCTGTGGTTTCTTTTGATTCATGTGTTCTTCTCCTCTCTTGCGTCAATACAAAACGCATAATAGTTAGCCTCACGCAAACCAAAACTAAGCGCCCGTGCAAACCTATGACCAATGTCATCCGGCTTCTCAAGATGAACAGGTATCTTGCATATCGCCCACAAGCGCAAAACTTCGTCTTCGTTTAAATCAACCCAGCGTTGTTTTTTACTGTCACAGACTTTGCGCAGCATTACTATTTCTTTGTTGGCTTGTTTAATTTTTACCTCAAGGCAGTCCACGCATCTGCAAAACCAGTCATGTTCAGTCATGTGTTGCGCTCCTTCAATTCAGCTTCTACTGCCATTGCATATCTCACATAGTTGCCATCGCGGTAATGCAAATCTTTGCCGTAAAGTTTACGAATATCCTCCTCCGTCAGCCCTACCCATGTGCGCTGCACTGGCAGGGATGGTGTGATTGCCCTCCCCTTCATTTCCACAAGCAGCTTCTCAATTTCTTCAATGGAAAACCAACCTTCAAGAAGAAAACGGTCTACGCCGTAAGTTTTTTCTGTGTATTCAGTATCCATTGCGCTCCTTCAATTTGGCTTCAGCAAGTCTAAAAATTTCTGTGACAATATGTCCGTCATCGTCATCAGTGCATCCCGCTGCTGTTGCAATTTTCTTTTTGTCTTCATCCGTCAGCCCTACCCACGGGCGCTCTGCTGCGGGTGGGCTTCTGTGCATTAACGGTTCTCCGTCTTCATCAAAATACACTTCCCGCAAACTCCATGCGCTAATCACCGGCTCCTGCTCTGGCTGTGCTGCGGGTGGGGTGGTGTAGAGGGGTACTCGGTCTTCGCCAGCAGTTTTATAGATAGTGCCGCAGCCAACTGAATCAAAGTGTTCGCGCACTTCGTCAATTTTTACCCAGCCTTCAACGGCGTTCCAGTATTCCAAAGGCTCCTGCTCCAGCGCAGTGCGAAGGGCAAGTGCCGCCCTCAACTGGATGTCTGGATTCTCAGAGTCCAACGCCTCCAGCGCCTGCTGCATTACTTCTCTGTTGCTCATGGTTGCTCCTTAATGTTGTGGGCGGCTTCAACGGCACGGGCAAACTCCATCAGAGGGCCGTCGTATTCCATAGGTATTTGGCTTGGCATCATGTTTCCGATTACGGGTGCGGTCAGAGGCTTGCGCTCTGCTGATATTTTGCCGTCTGCAAAACCTCGCTGGTATGCAATCTTCAGCGTGTCCGATTCCTCGTACACCTGCGTGTCGGCGTCATCGGTCAGCTTGCCCTGCGCCATCTGGCGCTTTGATTCAAATCCTGTCATGTGTTTCCCCTTGCTCTGATGGCATCTGCGTACTGTTGCCAGCCGTACTCCCCTTGTGCCTCGCACAGTTTGGCGCAAGCCTCACGTTCCGCTAAAGCGACAAGGTCAGCAAAGGTTTCCACGTGATGCAAAAATCTATCTCTGTCTTTGCCCATGCCGTAGTATGAAAGCCCCGATGCGTCTGCCGCAAGGATGATTTCATCTTGTGTCATGTTTTCCCCCTTGCTCTGATGGCTTTGCTTGCATACATTACATAGCTAGTCTTCTCGTCAGGCTCAAATTGTTCTGCCACCTTCGCACACGCCTCACGTTCACGCTCGGCAACAAGGTTAGCAAAACGTTCGTAGCGCACATCAAAAGCGTCGGTAGTACCGTCATCAAGTTCGTATTCAACAAACCCGGCCTCCCGCGCCATGCGGATGATGTCGTCTTTGGTCATGTCAAATACCTCGCAAAAAAGAACAGCGCCACTATTGCCAACAGCGCGATGACAATGGCAATGCCGCTATCCAGCCAGCCATAGGCGAATAAATTCTCAATCTCATCGTCTTTCATTTCTTTGCTCCTATTACTGCCAATGCAATGGCCCTTTGCGGGGTTGTTGTATGCTGATACCGGCTATTTACCCAATCCCCGCGACAGTCTTTCTTTGGAAAGCAGTCGTACCTCTCCGCAATCGGGCCGATCACGTTCCAATCGCAATGGGAGAACACGCGCCAGCTACCTTTGTACACAAGAACTGCCCACATATCGTGGTGAAACTTAACATCAAACAGCTTGTACCCAATAGCCAGCGCCAGCGCCTTGTCGATTTCAATGTCAGTCATTTGGTTTCTCCTTTAGCTATAGCGGCACGGGCAATCATGTTGCCCTCACTGTTGCCGTAGTGGCCGCCGTTCCCCAGCCGTGCCAGCTTCTCCAACGCCGCCAGCAGTTCCTGATTCACTTCATAAAGTCGGCGCAGTTCGGCGGCGGCAGGGTACAGTACAGTCGTATGCGCTACGTATCCTCGTTCAAGTCTTACCGCCAGCCGCAAGGCTTCTGGTTGTGTTGTCATTTCTGTTCCCTCGCTTTCAGCATAGCCAATTCCCTCGTTTTCAGCATAGCGTCTGCTATAACGTAAGCGTCACAAGCGTACAAATCCTCGACTCTAATATGCCGAGTGTAGGCATGGGCCAATATTCCCTGCATCGCCTTGGCAGCAAAGTAATCGCGCAGGGTCATGCCGGATTCATGGGTAGTAGTAACTCCGTGTCCGTGGTCTAGGATGTTGCGCGGAAACGCTGGGCCTCCTGTGTTATTCATAGTGGACTCTCCTCGTGATTTGCAGGGTTAAATGGCATCGGCGGGATGGGCTTGTTGGGTGGTAGCTGGGTGGGGAAAGGCCATGTCATTCCCATACTCCTTCACCAAATTCGTTTATGTGTTCCAGTGCGAAGACAAGCAGTTGCTTAACTACGCCCGGTGTGATCTTTACGGTTGATCCTTCTCCGTCCGTAAACTTAATCCAATCGCCGTAGACTTGCATCCTACGCACGGCGTCAATTTCAGCGCCATCAGAACCGAGGTTCATGTCGTTCTCCTTGTTGTTCCCCGTGAGTTGGTTACCCTGTCAAAAGCTCTTCCCAAATCGCGGTTGCGATCTTTAGCGCCAACAGGTATCTGTGCTTTGATGAACAAGTTTGCGTTAGCCTCGGCTTCCTCAAATGATTTGGCAAGCCACACTGCTTCGGGTCGCAACTTCCTTTTCGCAATCGCTTGCTTGATCTGCAAGTCAGTTGCTTTTTTGTTGACAATTTCGGTGTCACTCATATTGTGTAGTTCTCCATGCGTGAATTCAACCGCAGTATCCGCGCCTTGTTGTAGTTGACTACGCTCTGTGCGTACTCCACAGCGGTCTCTGCCTGAAGTTTTTCTAAGTGTGCATCGGACAGTTCCTTTGCAACCATCTCTAGTGGTGTTGGTGTACGCCAGTAGCTTTTAAGCCATTCAATAAATTTCATTTGCTTTCTCCTTTGTTATTAATTAGATCAACATTCGCCGTAACTTTTCCCCATGCCCGACTCGCAGTTAAGTGGCAGGGTGCTGGCCCATGATGGACGCCAACGCATACATTCCTCGGCGTACTTTTGCGCCTCCTTCGCTTCAGATTCAAGAGCAATACATGCAACCGCATCGTGCACAGTAAGCACAACCTTGTATCGCTTGGCAATCTTCAACATCTGCTCGGCAATCACGCATCGTGCAACAGCTTGGCAGATGTTCTCAACTACCTTGCCACCGTACAACTTGACATCGCCTTTGCGGGTCTTGTAATGGTACTGATCTTTGCCTTCAGCATCAAAGGTCTTGGTCAAACCTTCATACTTTTGCCAGAGGCCGCTTGGTAATAGGAATCCACTTTCGGTAGCATCAAACGTGACCGCCTCCTGTACACCAAAAGTTGATGCGTTCTGCGTAATGATTCCTTCAAGGCATCTTTGCCCATCTCTCCATAGCGTAGGGATGCGGCTATATGTGGAGCGATATACCGATATGACCCGTTTACACTCTTCAAGTGAAACGTCCACAGCAACTGCCGTAAGTTGGGCTTGAAACTTTTCGGCCCCCATGCCGTAACCTGCGCCAAGGATAGTGGTTTTTCCGACAAATCTTTCGTCCTTCGTGATTTGGTCAACCTCCTTGCCGTAGATCGAACTAGCCATGATTTTGTATACGTCTTCGCCATTGTCAAATGCTTCCGTTAAATCAGTTTGCCCAGCCAGCCACGCAACTGTGCGGGCCTCAATCTGTGATGAGTCGCAGTCAATCACCACGTAGCCTTCAGGTGCTTCGATAGATAACTTCAACTTGTTCGCGTTCTGCCCACGGCTAGGCAGGTTCTGCAAATTAATCTTGTCATCCCCACCCCACCTACCTGTGTGCGCTGCGTAATACTTTATGGGTACTGGCAGCGTGCCACGTAACGCTATATCTATAAAGCGTTGTGTACGAGTTTCCTCAAGTGTCGTTTTGTTCCCCAACCTTGCCGACACCAGTGCTTGCACCCGCAAATCAGGATGCTCTAACAGCGCCTTGAACCCCTCATCCGTCTTGGCAAACGCCCACGCCGTGTCGCCTGTGCGCATACTTATCTTGGTTGGCGGCTCAACCTTTAGCAACTTCAATAATTCAGCAAACTTGTCGTTACTCATCAACGAATCTTTATCCGCATCAGCCGCAAGAAGTAGCTTGGCCTTACGCTCTTTCACCGTCTCAAGATGAGATTCCAGCATCGGGAGGTTTAGAACTAGATGGGGTTCAACGAACATACGCAGGGTTATGTCTATAACCTTTAGCTCTTTGGTTGGGAACACCTGCATGAGGATGTCGAACAACTTTTTGCACAGTAGTACGTCATTGCGGCAATACTCG